AAGAAAAGTGAATTTAAAGCCAAGCGTTTTGTGGAGGTAGAGAATGCCTAATAAAGATGGAAAAGGTCCAAGAACACAATCCCCGAAACCAAGCAAAAGCAAGGGTGGCTCACAGAAATGAATATCGTAATGAATATGTCCGTAAAGGGCGATTTAGATGAATAATGTTTTTTTGGTGTGCTGAGCTAGAAAATGTCAAAGGTACTATGGAAGTTACTGTCAAAGTTGTTGATACTGAATTAAATGACTAATATTATCAATGAAGGAGATTATTATGAAAACAATTAAAATGTGGACTGGAAATGGATTTGCAACTGTAAATGAAAAACATGCAGAAGATGTTGCAAAAGAACGAGGTTGGTTCTTCGAACTACCCACTGACGATCAAATTAACGCCTTAATTCTCAACCCCATGCAAGAAGGATGGTATTTTGACCCAATTCAAGGAAAAGTTCTTGATCAAGACGGCGAAGTCAAAATGATTATATAATCATTAGACTCATTGCAAGAAAGAAGGGATGATATTTTGAAAATAGCCATAGATAATGGCCATGGATTGAATACGGCGGGGAAACGAACCCCGCCCTTCCCTAACTCTGGAGAAGTAATAAAAGAGTGGGAATTTAATCATCCAACAGCTTTGAAATTAGCAGATATATTACGAGCAGATGGACATGAAGTTCTTTTAGTATCAGACACGGCGGAGGATACTCCATTAGTTACCCGTGCTAGTCGCGCCAATACTTGGAAAGCAGACTTTTTTATCTCCATTCATTACAATGCTTATAATGGAGTATGGGGTACTCATGGAGGAACAGAGACACTGTATTATGAAAATTCTACAAACGGCAAAAAAGCCGCAGAGTATATTCAATCCGCACTAATTCAAGAATTGCATTGGAGAGACCGCGATCTTAAACCGAGAAAAAATCTTGCTGTATTAAATCGTACTTTAATGCCGGCGGTACTTGTAGAAGTAGGTTTTATGGATAATTTAAAAGAAGCTTCTTTAATGAAAGACTCTCAGTATCAACTAAAAGCAGCTAGAGCTATCGCCTCGGGAATAAACAAATTTTTTGGTTATAAACCTCAAAGAGGAAAACCTATTTTAGGACAGCCGACAGCCACAATTTTACAAATGCAAGAATGGGCAAGAAATAAAAAAGCTACGTACGATTTTATAAGATTAGCTGGTGTGTTTTACGTTACCGCAAAAAAAATAGGCGTAAATCCTATTATTGCTTATGCGCAATCAGCTAAAGAAACTGGATACGGTCATTTTGGAGGAGTCATTGATGCCTCTTATCATAACACTTGCGGGTTAAAAACAACACAAGGCGGAGACAACTATGATGCCAATGCGCATAAACGATTTTCTTCCTGGCGAGAAGGGGTTAGGGCACATTTGGATCATCTAGCTTTATATGCCGGACAAGACGGGTATCCAGATTTGAATTCTCCAGATCCAAGGCATTTTAACTCCATCAAAGGAACAGCTTTTTATGTCGAAGATCTTGGAGGAAAATGGGCGCCAAGTTCAACCTATGGAGTAGATATCGTAAAACTAGCTAATGAAATTGAAAGAACGAGAGTCCCGAGACCTATGAATATTTTTAGAGGGATTTTCCAAATTTAAATCAGTTATTACTATACTATAAGGTAGGTGAAATTATGGAGAAAAAACTTGCGGATATATCTCCTGAAGAAAAAACAGAAATTATAAATTTAGCTAAACAAATGGGATACAAATCTGCGAAAAGAAAAATGAAAACAAGTAAAAAGCTACTATATATTTATTTTTCATGGGTTTTGGTCATACAAACTTATGTTTTATTTATGGTGGCTAAACTTCAAGATACGGTATCTCTAGCAATTATTACTGGCGCTGTTTTCACTGAGGCTGTTATTCTATATGTTGGATATTTAAGATATCAATATGGCATTAATCTTAAATCCATGGAAATAAATTACGATCCAAACTATGACGAGAATCGAGGCGTATATTAATGAAGTTAATTTATGAGAAGTTGTTAAAAAAAGGTAGTAGAGGTCTGGATGTACATAAATTACAATCTGCTTTGACTGATTTAGGTTATGATTTAAAAGGGATTGACGGAATATTTGGCCCTATTACTGATACAGTAGTTCGCTCTTTTCAAAAAAACAACAACCTAGTTGTTGATGGATTAGTTGGACCGAATACTATTAGAGCAATTAATGCAAATCTGATAGGGTCGGGACTCGCCAATCCAGACGTCCCTTCTATCTATAGAAAGGAAGTACACTTTTCTTCCGACGTTCACATATTAGATTTTGATAAAAACTATCATATCGATTTAGACTTAGGTAAAAGAGGAGTGTTAGAAACAGTCTCTTCTGTTGTTAAGAAAAAATATTCGTTGAATTCTAATATTGTTGCTGGAATCAATGCTGGTTTTTTCGTGTTTAACAGTGACAGAGAGCATTTGGGATTGTTGATTGATGATGGTCTGTATTACAATCCTCCTTCTGCGGATTTTATGGACATGATTTATTACAAAGACGGTACTGTAGATATTGTGAATTTATTTAAATATGACAAAACTCAACTTTCTAACTTACAAAGAGAAGCCTACTGGGCAATTGGTACTTCTTACACAGTAGTCCAAGACGGAAAAATAAATTTGCAAAATTCTGAAAAATTTGACCATTCAAAATATCGAAATCCTAGAACTTTGTTAGGCGTCAAAGATGATGGAAGTTTTCTTTTTGTTGTTGTTGATGGGCGTAGGTCTACTAGTCTTGGTGTTACAGCTCAGCAGTCTGGTTCAATTATGCAATACTTAGGCGCTAAACATGCTGTAAATTTGGATGGCGGAGGTTCATCTACAATGGTTGTTATTGAAAATGACAGAGTTATTGTTAAGAATAGACCTTCAAACGCCGGCGGTTCTGAACGGCGAGTCGGAAGCATGATGCTTGCTTATGAGAAGAGGGGGGTAAGTTAATATTGGATTTTAATGTTATTAATGGGCTGATTGCATTAATTGCAATCATGGTTTTTGTTTTGGTTATTAAACCTTTTTTAGAAAGTAAGAATATAAAATTTTATGAGGAAATTAAGTTAGGGCTACTTTTGTTTGGCTTTACTTTTAGAGATGATAAAATTAAACAAATGGCTGACACCGCATATTTTGTTGTGAGTCAGATGGAGAAACTTGATTTAACACCAGATGAAAAACATTATTTGGCAGTAGATGAAGTATTTAGAGAGTTGTTGACAGAATTTAATGTCGATTTACCAGAAGATGCGATTTCATTAATGGTTAGAGCCGCAGTAGCATTATTGCCGCCAACCAATAAATAAACTAAACGGGAGAATAGATTAATTTCTATTCTCCCGTTTTTTTATTTTTTATATAAAAGATAGCGATATTGGTAATCTTCTTGCTTTATTGGTTCACTCTCCAAAACCTTTTTCCATCCTAAAGCTTTTAAATCAGGCATTTTTGTGTCGGCATCTTGAAATACATGGTCGATTTCAGTTACCAATGCTTGTTCGCAGTATGGCAAAAGTTGTTCTATTAGGTTTCCGCCACCAATGACATAAAGATGCGGAAACCAGCCTTTTGCGAAATTGTTTAAAGTGAATTGATTAATATCTTCCAAAAAAGATTCAATACTATCGTAAGCGAATACTTCTTTAGGCAAAGATTCACTTTTTGAAGTAATTACAACATTGTATCGGTCTTTTAATGGGCCATTAGGCAAACTATCAAATGTTTTTCTTCCCATAATTACAATATTACCAGTAGTAATCTTCTTAAATCTCGCCATATCTAAAGGTAGTTTGGCTAATAACTGATTTTCTTTTCCAATATTCCATTCTTTATCCGTTGCTATAATGATATCCATATTTTTTCTCCTTTAATCCAAAGTCTATATGCAGTCCATTTAGCTCATCTTTTCCAGAGAGATAGTTAGCTGTAAATTCTGGATTTAGTCTTGTCCATAATACTCCATATATATACACTTCATCATAATGTGTTATTATTCCAATTGGAAGATTATTATGCACAATAGGCTTATTAATTATTGTGTTATCTTTTTTCCAATCTCTCGCCGGTATTTTAAAATACATATTTCACCACTTTATTTTAATATTATATCCTAATTTTTTTTCAATTTCTCGAATTGTCATTTCTTTAGTTTGAGGTTTGTTTGCCTCGTAAAATACCAAAGCTTCGTTTTCTATTGGCTCTATTGGAATTTCAACGTAACCTTTTCTAGAAACTGTTAGATAGTTGTTACCACACTCCAGTGCCCCTTCTTCTATTTTGACACTAAGATGACTTAATCGAATTCTTGGAATTGTCAATTTCCCGCCCGATATTTGACCTTCTATTGTTAAAAAAGGTTCTCCATTTTCATAATATACTGAAACTTTAGTTACTTCATTTATATAATCTTTCATTCTTTTTATTCCTTTCTCCAAGCATAGAATAAACATCTTCAGCCATTTTTGGTTCTTGTGAAAGAGTTTGATCAATAAATTTGCGAATGTCTTTAATATCCCAATCTTCCTGTATCATGGTAATTACCATGAAAAATACAGTGGCCTGTCCTAAATTAAAAACTCTTTCTAACGTTTCTTTAAAATTTGTTTCATAATTTTCATAAGTTTCAATTAATTCTTTTTCTAAAAAATCGGGTTTTTTCTTTTTGTTTTCTAACATTTCTTTAGCTTTTTTCTCCATTTGTTATGCTCCTTAAACTTATTCAGCAATAGGAATGTTTTCAATATCTTGATCCCAAACATAGTCAATTAATTTGATATCGTTTTCAGTGAAATCATAAAAATTCTTAATTTCTGGATTAACCCATATTTTAGGCTTTTTTTGAATTTCAGAAAAGAATAAATTTCTGAGAATGCTTTTATGTTTATCGTAAATGTGTAAATTATTAACAATATGGGTGATTTTCCCTGGCTGGTATCCTGTTACTTGAGCCATCATTAATAATAAAAAATAATATTGAATTGTATTTATGCCGCCAAAGCCAGCAGCAGGAAGCAAGTCTCCGCTTCTTTGTATTAACATTAAATTTAATTTATCTTCGCTCACACTCCACATTGTCATAAAAGCACATGGCGGCAAAGTCATTTCGTTCAATTCTTCTAAATTAAACATATTTGTAATAATTCGTCTATCCATTGGTTTGTTTTTTAAAAGCCAAATAACTCTATCAACTTGATCAAATTTTCCTTCTGGAAAATCAATTTCTTTTTTTAATTGATACGCATAGGATTTTCCCAGCGTTCCTTCTTCATTAAACCAGGGTTTCCACCAGTTGACTCCCATTTTTTCAAATTCTTCTTGAGTTGTGGCTTTTTTTTGATACAAAGCCAAAATTTCTCGTAATCCAGCTTTCCACGCAATTTTTCTTACCGTTTGAATCGGCACTCCTTCTGATGCACCCCAAGAAGAAACATCTTGAACAATATATTGACTATGTGCGGGCTGACCGTCCGGCCATTTAGGCCGAACTGCCATCCCATAATCAGAACCATCAGGATGATTTAAAATTTTATCAATTTGTTTTTGAAAAATTCTGTCTGCATTCATTATTCAAGCCCCTTTACAGGAATTTTAAAAGATAGCATTAGATTATGCAGACATTCATCACATAAATCAAATTCAATATCTTCCATATCGAAAATTGAACCATAACCTGGACGCAGATTAATCTCATGTATATATGGTCCATCTCGCCATATTGAAGTTGGCCGCACTTCGAGTCCGCACATATTACAAACTCGTCTCACTGGGACTTCTTTAGAAACCTGTATTGTTTTATATTCTCTCATGCGACTGTCCTCTCCTTATGCTTGGTTTGTGCTACCTATTCCGCCTTTTCTTTCTTCTCCTTCTTCTAATGAATCATCATCAACAATACAATATTGATAAATAGTTCCTTGAGCGAAGGCTTCGCCTTTTTTTACATCTAAAGTTTTGTCTCCTTCGTTTCTAATTTTTATAAAAATATGACCTTCATTGTCTTTATTATTATAATAATCACTGTCTACTTTTCCAATAGTATTAGCTAAGCGGGCAAAATTTTTAAATCCCATTCCACTTCTAGGAAATAGTAAAAGTTCTTGATTTGGCTTAAGGCTTACTTTTATTCCTGTTTCTATCACAATTGATTCTCCTGGTTCTAAACTAAAATAATAAGGAGCGTGGAAGTCGTAGCCAGAGGAATGTTTAGTTTTTCTTTTTGGTAAAATTATATTTTCATAAATTTCTACCCAATCTAAAGGCAATATTCCTACTTTTTCTGGAGCGTTTTCAATCCATTGAGACAAACTAATTTTTTCAAATTTAACTTTCATTTAATCACTCTCCTTTTATTATCTAATTGGACATACGCCAGTATCACAATCGTCTTCTAACTCAAATTCTTCTAAAAAGTCTTCAAACCCTTTTAATTTATTTGGATTAAAAGTTTTTAAGTCTTTTATTAACATTTCATACTTTTCTTTTGAAATTTCTTCATAAGGCATTAAAGTGTAAAAATTGTCATCTAAAGATAAGAAAGTAATTCCTACAACATCGTCCCAGTTATCATACACCCATTGTTGAACTTCTGGCCATTCATGTGCCCGCACATGTATTGTATTACTAGCATTATGATCAACATAGTGTTTCATTACTATCTTGTAAAGTTCAAGCTGTTCGATCGCAGAAACATCGTACTTTGTTTTTCCTTCTGGAGCTTTAATTGGAAACTCAAACACAGCGGTTGTATGATTCTCTTTTGTTTGCCCATTTTCTGGTTCCCAAGGAAAACCTGCTTTTTTTAGAGTTTTAGAAATGGGATCATTTGCGTTAATTCTAATTCTACGAATGAAGTACGGAGAATGAGAAAAATGAACACCACTGCTTACTGTAGGAAGTTGTGATATTGTCCCGCTAGGTTTAATTGTAGTAACCAATTTAGATTTATTTCTTCCAAGGAAATCGGCCAATCTATCTGTTTCATTTCTAGCAATCTTTCTTAGAGCTTCAAGCAATGCTATAAAAGTTTCATTGTCAATATTAGTGGCATTTTTAAAGTCCATAACTCCAGTAAGAGAACATCCTGTTAACATATCTTCTCTATTAATTAAATCCCATTCATGAATTTCAAGTTCAGTAGTAGCCATACGATAACCGATTTTGGCTGACATCTTTTGTGTTTCTAATAAGCCATCTAAATCATAACTGCCATCTGAATTGACGAAAGCTATAAGATTAATTTCTGTGAGATTGCAGACTCCTTGATCCCGTAAAAGTATCTCCATGCAGGGGTTGCCACCTTGCACGTCAGGTCGCCTTCTTTTCATCTCTTCTAAATTTCCAAACCCTGGCTCACCGCTAAATCGCATTGATTCAAATTGTTTTTTAAGCTGATCCATAGTTGGTCTTTCTTTATACATAATCGTATTATTAGATAAAGAACGATGAATTAAGTCAGTATTAACAACCCATTCTTCTTTTTGATTCTTCATATACAAATTGTTTTTTGCTTCGATAACCTCTGTATCATCAGGGTCACAGAACACTATTTCTGAGCTTCTTCTTACACCGCCAGAAATAACATTTTCTGCAATAATTGTTGCAATATCTAAAGCATCAATCGGCTTTATTTTATACCATTTATCAACTTCTCTTTTAGATACAACGAGCTTGTTTATTTTTTCAAACATTTGTTTGATGGCTTGTTCTCCAGAAGCATAGCCGCCAAAAGTTTTCAATCTTTCTCCAGCAGGCCGGACATTATTATAATTAATTAGAATGAATTCAATATCTGAATATTGTTTTTGAGTAATAACTTGAAAATAAAAATCGAGAGCATTTGACCAAGCAAATTTTGAATCTCCGACTACAATTTCAATAACATTGTCTGCCATTTGTTTTAATTCACTATATTCTTTTCTTGCTTCTTTTGCTACTCGTTGAATATCTCTATGAATAATTTCTATTTCAGTATTAATTTTTGGCAATTGGTTAATATATTCTTTTTCCACTGATAGACCTGCTCCGGTTCCGAGCATTAAAACGCTAAAAATCTCACTAAATTTTTTAAATTTATCTATTGTTACAAAACTGCAATTAAAATTAGATAGAGGATATGTCTTGGAACTTGGTGTATTGGCGACCCATAAACTACGGCCAGATGGGAATAGTTTTAAATTGAAAATTGCATCAAAAAGTTCTTCCGCTTCTTTTTGCAATCTAGCAATATCGTGATTTGTTACAGGTCTTTTTCTGCTAATAGCTTCCTTCTCTAAAAAAGAACTATATTCTACAACTCTAGCTACTGTTTCCCACCATCGTTCTCTTCTATTTTCAGACTCTACTGGTCGAGCATATGTTCTGTAATAAACGACTTTTCCTAATTCTGTTGGAAAAGGGTCCGGCAGATGTTTGTACTTGCTTATTAGTTCGGGCGTGACAAATTGATATGGGAAAGACTTTCTATTTTTTGCTCTTTCGCTTCTATAAAGAATATAAGATTTAGCTACTTTTCCATCTATTTTCATCAATTCTAATTCTATTTGATCTTGAATATTCTCAACAGTTAATTCAATATCTTCAATTTCAAAGACTTTCTCTATTGTATTGGCAATCTCTTTTCCACGTTCTATCCATTTATCACTTTGTAATTCTCCGTATAAATCTTTCGCCGCTCCAGTAATAGCTTTCACAATTTTATTTGCATTAAAATCTACTAAGCGGCCATCTCTTTTTTCTACGAATTTCATTCATTCACCTCATAATTTATTTACTCCATTGTTTCAATAGAGAGTCTAGAGTAATGCCAATAATGGCTGCAAAGCTCATATTTGACAAAGAGATTGTTTCTGTAATATTTATTTGCGGCCCAAATGCTGCTATTATCATAACAATAACTACTGTTATTTTTCTTACTTCTAACCAAACTTGGTCTTTATATAATATTTGTGTCCCAATTAAAGCAATCATTCCAAAAAGGACTAAGCTTATTCCACCTAGTACTGACACAGGAATTGTCGCAAAAATTGCTGCGAATTTTCCAATAAAAGAAATAACTATTGCCATAATCGCCGCAATTCTTAAAATGGCTGGATTATAATTTTTTGTTAAAGCTAACACTCCAGTATTTTCGCTATAAGTAGTATTTGGAGGGCCTCCTAAAAGTCCAGCCGCAATAGTAGCAAGACCATCTCCAAACAAAGTTTTATTCAAACCAGGATTTTTTAAGAAATTCTTCCCAACAATCGCTCCATTAGAAGTTATATCTCCAATATGTTCCATCATTGTGGCAATAACAATTGGGGCAATAATTATCGTTGAAGACAAATCAAATTTTGGTGTTGTAAATTTTGGGATAATAATCCAAGCGGCATTATAGATCGGCTCAAGATTTACTAAATTCAAAAAGACTGCCAATAAATAACTAATTAAAATAGCAAAAAGAATTGAAGCCTGCTTGTAAATTCCTTTAGCGAATAGCCTAATAAGAATAGAAATAGCTAACGTCATACTAGCCAATGGCCAATGAGTTTGGGCCATCCCCCATGCTGTAGAAATCAGGCTTGTTCCTACTATGAAAATCATTGTTCCAACTATGTGCGGGGCAAAAATTTTTGAAATTTTTTCGACTCCAATTTTTTGAACAACATAACCAAAAAGAACATACAACAAACCAGCGACAATGATCCCGCCTTGCGCATATTGTATATTCCCAGTTGTTTCATTTACCAAAATCAAAGCAGGAATAAAAGCAAAAGAAGAGCCAAGGAAAATTGGGACTTTATTTTTAGTTACTAAATGGAATATCAAAGTACCTAAACCGGCAGTAAATAAAGCTACTGGAACGCTAAAACCGACAAGAAGTGGAACTAAAGTAGTGGCACCGAACATAGCTGTAAGATGCTGAAATCCTAGCAACATATCTTTCCCTCGCTGGAGAAAATTAATATTTTTCATTATATACGCCCTTTCATACTAATATATCTATTTACCATTTTTATATGCCTTTTATACCATTTATTAATAATTTTTCCTTGTGTAATTAAAGCTACAATAATTAGTTTTTGATATAAATATAATTTTGTGCCGTTCATCTGTTCTATCATTTTTATTGTATTCATTTCTTCTTTTTTTATCCCCATGTTGTGGCACTTCCAAATCTTTCTTGGCCATAAACATATCTACCTAACAAAATTGCATCAGCTAAATCGCTGCTAACAGATAAACCGTATCTTGCTTTTACGATCAGTTGAGCGTTTTCTTTTTGTTGTTGTCTTTTGGCTCCTTTTACTCCTGAGTAGCTTTTCCAAGTGGCCGCAGCAACAACATACGGTTGTTTATGCATGATTTCATATGAAGCATTTTCTAAAACGCCTAACAATTTTGCCAATGTAATTAAAGTTTGAGCATTTCCTTGATATTGTACATTTTCTAATCCAACAACATCAATGTCCCATAATAAAAGCATACTTACAAACCACTGTTTCATATCCGCTATTTTTGTTGAAGTATCTACTTTTTGAGTTTCTTTAACTCCTCCAAATAGATAATCTCCATCTTCAAAAATAGCGAATCCTGTTTTTTTCGTAGCATTGTCAATAGCTAAAATTCTTATTCCCTTTTTAACAGGAGGTGTCTCCATCTTGCTCTCAATCAAATCCATATTGTCATATTGGAAACAAATTGGGCAGGGAGAGCCTCTTCTAACTTGATGAAGGCTAGTTAAAAATTCGTGTCCTTCATGGCATTTAACCGTTATTGGAGATTTTAAATTTAGATATTCTCCTTCTATATATTCTAAGCCATGTTCCTCTAGTTCTTGCTTTACCGCTTCCATATTTAATCTTGCCATATTATGCCTCTTTTGCTTCTGCTAAAGTTAAATATCTCATTTTTAAAGTTACTATATAATAGATATTATCTTTTGTCTCTTTGTAACTAACTTTGTGATCAATTAAAAGTCCATCTTTATGCTCTTTATATTCTTCTATGATTTCATCAACTTCGCTTTCTTCTGTAATATAAAACTTTTCTGTTTTTTCTAAAATTTTTACCATTTTTCCTCCTTAAAATGCGTAGTATGTAGCGGTATAAGATACTGGATAAAAACCGTATCTATCTATCAGCCATTCTACGATCTCTATAGGGCTAGATTCCCATTGCCCATTTATTATCACCTTCGGCGCCTCTTCGCAGAATTTATGAAACTCTTTAGTGCTATATATTTTATCATGGGCTAGCACTGTTTCTAAATTCCCCGCATAAATAGCATAAAAGTGCATTTTGCTTTCCTCCTAAAAATAAATTTCTGGGAGTTCTTGCTCAGGCAACCAAAGCATTTGATATAAAACAGAGAATAATGTTCCTTCGTCAGCACTGTGAGCTTGAAAACTATACCAAGTTTGGTATTCATTTATTAATCGCATATTAGACTCGAAATCTTCTGTCCAAATTAAATTTGGCTTATCTATACCATCTCGCAAGAACCAAGGTATTGTTTGAGTCACTTTTAAAGTATGACCTCCTTGTCTTGTTCTAGCAGACATTTGAACGATATCAACTAAATCTATCCAATTTGTATATACGGTTTCCACATAATCAGTAATACTTATTCCAGTAGAAAGAACTGTAGAAGTGAAAACCCTTTCTCCTGGCATCTTACCTAGTAGAATTTGAAAATATGCATTAGAAGTCTCTTTGCTTGAAGCATCAATATAAATTCCATGATATTTATTTGCTTGTGCTCTACCTTGTTTTTTGCTAGCAAAAAGATATAAATAGTTACTGTTTTTCTTTAATTCTCTAATCCAGCTTCGACTAACAAACAAGTCTTTTGGTTTCGCAGATATATGTTTTGGTCTTACTGCTATAATGTTATAATTTAAAAAATCTGCCATCATCATAAATTGCGGCGTACCTGTTAAGGCTGCGATTCTCATACTCGGATGCTTGACTTTTAATTTTTCAACAGTATCCCAAAAAGTATTTAACATTCCTTTCGTATAGCCCGCATAAGAAGCTAAAACATGCCATTCATCAATTACTAAAATATCTATATGATTTAATTCCAACATCCTTGGAATAGAGTGGAAACTCGTAATCCTACCTCCCGCAAAACTTTCAGATTCATCACTTTTTAATCCAGTTTTTAATTCCATATCTGGGAAAGAAACTTTCATTTGATTTGTTATACTAACATAAGGAGCTACAATTGCAACATTTTTTCCTTCTTCGACCATTTTTAACATGGCAGAACTTTTTCCGCTCCCAGTTGATGCCACAACTAAATTTATACAATCGTATTTAAGAACTTTATCCCAATCAATTTCAGAACAATACTTCTCAACTGAAAGTATTTGCTTATTATATTGTTTATTTTGTGAAGCCTCAATCAAAGAGTCTAAGGTTATTTCATTGGCATTCTCATTGTTGTTTTTCATATTGTAATCTTCTTTCTACCATTATGTCAACTATCGGTTTTAAAACAGGGTCTCGTTGAAACAAGTTTTGGGCAAAAGGCATTAAAATTTCACTTATCATTTCACCACCCCTTTCCATTGACTGGTTTTGTAATTAATTGTCCAATTTCTGGATATTTTAATATATAATTCAATATATTTTCTAATCTTTCTGCTTTGGTCATGTCATTATTTTTAAATTTTTTCATTTCTTTTATTGTTTCATAGGGATATTCTAAAAAACGGGTGATCAAATGCTCAGTTTTAAAAGCTTCGTAGATAGCGTAATCAAATAAACTATTATATGAATAACCCATATCTCTGCCTGTCCATCTTCTTAAAAAATGTAATAAGTCAGGACACTCCGCGGTAAACTCATCTACTGGTTCAACAAAAATTCTTTTCTTTGCTTCTTCCCGCCATCTCGCTAAATAAGGAATAATAAATTTTATGTTGTTTTGCCATTCTTCCTCATTTGCTCCTTTGAGCCAAACCTTAATTCTAACTGTCCGAGGTGGTTTTAGCTCTTTATAAATAGCAAGAATGTTTGCCAACTCTTTTTCCGGTAAATCTAAATCTATTGTTATCCATAAAGACTTCATCATATTTTTTTGCATAACGAATTCCAAAGCTAATTCAGGCTCATAAGAGATATTTACTGGGTGTAATGTTCTCATTTTTTCAACATTTAAATTTCTTAAAGTCTCAAAACCCGCATCAATTTTATGCGGCTCATAGTCTAGAATTAAAAGTTCATGGCCTTCTGGATTTTTAATTTTTTCTTTCGTTTTTATTAAAACAGGGTCATAAAAGAAATGTTCAAATCTTTTTTCTTTTACATAAGGATATTTTTTAAGCCAGCTTGTAGCCCATTTCCGATAGGGAGTCATGTCTGGCGGATAAGACTCCCACTCTGTTTGCCATACAGCAAGGCCTTTTTCCCAAAATCTTCCCACTAATATTGCATTGGGGTGTCTAATCCATTCCGGTAAATAGTAGATATCCCAGTCATCATTGATAACATAAACAATATCGTACAAAGAAAAATTTGGAGGCTTGGTAGCTAACACAACGTTGTCCTTTTTTGCTTTATGATAGCCAGCTAACAAGACTCCTGCTGTTGAAGGGTAGGCAGTGTGTAAGTGTGTGTATTTCAAAAATTGTAAATCAAATAGTGCTATATTTTTTGGCATTTATTCACCCAACCTTTTTTCTCTCAGCATTTTAGGTCCCGAGATTTGGTATAACATCGGCCCGCTGTTTTTATAAGTTTTTGCCATGAATATGTCGCCATTTCGATAGCCTTGTATTAAAAGTTTACTTCCTTTACTAAACCACGATTTATCGACAAGTCCATTTTCTTTAATCATTTTATCAAATTTTGTAAAAGTGGCTCTGTATAATTTAACTGTTAAAAATCCATCTGGAGTTAGTAAACCGACAATATGTTTAGTTTTATCACGTCCGATTGCAGTGCCCGCAATTCGATAGAGTTTGAATTTTTTTGCTCCTTGTTCATTTTCCCACTCTACCACAGGCTCTTCTGGAAGATCAAAAAAGTCTGAAACTTTAACTTCATTTTTTAACCAATCTTTGTATTCTGGCACTTCAAGTTCATGAAAAGAATTATAGTAACTCAAAGCTTCCATTTCTTGATATGCTCTATTTCCAATAGCATATTTATTTAATAATTCATTAACTGCTTCAAAATTGACTTTTTCTAATAAATCATCGTGATTTTCAGAAATCCACTTTTTAAGTTTCAACATTTCTTTTTTGTAATATTTTTCCCATAAATCTACTTTAGTGTATTCGGTGCCATCTTTATCATATTCTAAATGATTATATTCAAATTTTTCTAAAAATGGCTTTGATCCAGGAGTGATAATCAAGATATCTCCATATCTACTTTCTTTTTTTAAAAACTTATTAAGTTTAAATAATATTTCAAATTTTTCATACTCTTTTGGTATTAGTTTTAATTCAATCAATCTTGCGACATTTTGCAAAGTCAACCGTCTCTTTTTATCTGCTACTAAATCGCAATATTCATATAGCATTTTTTCTCTTTCACCAAAAGCATCGAAAGCTCCAGCTTTAATTAACATTGTTGCTTGTATTTTGTTTACTTTTACTTTTGATAAAAAATCGTTCAAACTTGAGAAAGGTCTTTTTTCAATAATTTCATAAATTAAACTTGTTCCAATTCTTTGAATTCCATTGAATCCATAATATATTTTATTTTCGCTCACTTTTGGAGAAAAAGTAAAAGTTGATTTATTTATATCGGGTGGTTGAATATCAATTCCAAATGATCTTATTCTACCAATGGCTGAACTCATTTTAAAATAATTAACACTGCGGCTAGAATCATTTTCTTCTTCGTCTTCAAGGTCTCCAGATAATAAATCTAAATCTTCCGCAATAAAATCAATAGAATCGGATTCAACCATGAGTCTGGCTGTTGCCCAAAATATTGTTGGATAATAATAATTTAAATTCATTTGCTGTATTGCAATAATGCTATATAATGTCGCATGTACTACACTAAACGAGTAACCAAACTGTAATCCAAAAGCCTCGTTCCAAATATAATCCAGCATCTGTTTTCGAGTGTTTACTTCTTTCCCTCTGCTATAAAATAAGTCTTTTAATTTCTCTATATCTTCTAATTTTTTCTTTGCTATTGTCTTTCGTAATTTATTTGCCTCAGTCATAGTAAAATTTGCTATATTGGGATCCATAGCCAGCATCATTGCGGCTTCCTGCTCAATACACACTCCGTAAGATATCGACAAATATTTTTCTAAGAGTGTAATTTCATCATCATTCAATCCATAGCGCCGCATATCATTATACCATAAGTTTATATTGTTTTTTTGTTTACTGTATGTGATTAATGGCAATTCTTTGTGATACTCATTCGCCATCAATCTCATAGCAGAATTCCCAGCTGCGAGTTCTGCTAAACTTGTTGGTTTTATTAAATCTAAGGCTTGAACTCCTTGCGGAGAATCATACTGAAATAAACTCAAAACTTTGTGTTCGTGTGCTAATTGCCACATTTCTGGAGTTTTATAATCAATAACTTCTGGATGTAGATATTTGTCATATGTCGCTTTTAAACTTTTTTGCCAATCTATATAGCCATGCTCAGCTAACAAATATAGGTTAGTTTGAATCGCATCTAAACTATTAACAACAAGCATATCATATTTAACCAATCCAATAGCTTTGTCTATGTCATCTAAACTATAAGCAGTCACAATTCCGCCATTTGGGCTTTTCATTAAACTTGTTCTGCTATTTAATTCAGCATTTTCAATAATTACTATCGCCGCAGCATGTTGAGACAATGAGTTAATCAATCCTTCAATTCCTAATGCTACTTCCCAAATATCAGGATATTCTTCCACGGCTTTAACAAATTCTCTAACTGGTTGATTATCATTATCACCATACATGCAAGTTTTTAATTTTCGAGGAAAACCTCTGTCAACAGGGACTAAGCTCGCTAGAAATAACCCAATTTCTGGTTCATAGCCTAAACCTCTTGTAGCGGTTATTAACGCAGATTTAGATTTTTCTGTTCCAAATGTCGCAACTCTAGCAATTGTTTTGTCCATTTTTGCGAACCAATCGCCCAATAAGTTATAAATACTCTCTTTCTGGCTGGCACAAGTATCAACGTCAATGTCGGGTAATTCGGGTCGGGACTTGTGTAAAAATCTCCACATCGGCAATGGCATTGGTGTGCTTAGCGGGTTGATTTGTGTGATATCCAAAATAAAATTAATTAAATAAGCACCAGCGCTGCCTCTTCCAGGCCCTACTATACTAACTTCCCAAATTTTTAATAGCATTTCTTGCATAGTGTTAAAGTAATTAGCGATTCTTTGTTTTATTTTTTCGCTAATTTCCCAAATATGATACAACTCTAAATTAACTCTTTCTAATTCTTCCGCATTACCTTGCAAAATACCTCTATCTATTTTTTCTTCAATGCCTTTAACAATTTTGTATAAAAAATATCTATCAATTTCATAGCTGGAATGAGAAAACTTGTTAAACATTTCTAGCTCATCATATCTATGGATATTTTTCTCCCAACCCAAAATACGATTTGGGATAGATGGAACAGAGATAGGAGAAGTAATCGAATAATATTCACATTTTTCTGCCACTTTTAATGTGTTGCGCATCGCTTTTGTAATATCATCCGGAGTTAAGTTCTCGCATAATCCCAAAAACTGTCTTACTTCTTGAGTGGTTTGGAAATAGGTGTATTTATAAAATTTATCTGTCTCTCTTTCGCCCTTTAGATCTTCTTGTGAGTTTAAATAAGCTGAATGTACTAAACGATCTTCTTTGTTTAGATAATGATTATCAGTCGCTACAATTAACTCTGTGTTTGTAAATTCCGCGAATGTCTTTAACCAGTTATTATAAGTTATTTGATCTTCGTACTCTGCTGGTTGTAATTCTAAATAAAAATCTTCACCAAAAATTTTTTTCATCTTATGAATATAATCTAAAATTTCTTGTTTAATTCCTTGATTTTTAGTTCGATTAAATTCTAGAATTCTTTCCCCCATATAATTCCCTAAACAGGCGGAAGAGGCAATAACATGCCCCTGTTTTTTCCCTATCACAGATTCTAAATCACTAATATAAGTGGGAACTCGTGTTACAGCCCTTTTAAACGAGCGTCCCCAAGCTCTACTTGAAAGTTCATTTAGCTGTTCCCAACCAGTTCTATCTTTCGCCAACAGAACTAAATGGTAGAACCGGTCGCCTTTTTCCCAACTCTCGGCATTCATTCCTTCCTTAGAAATATAAATTTCATTTCCTAATACTGGTTTGAATTCTGCCATTCTAAGGTTTTCCGCAGTTGGGTTTTTAGAATATTTACTAATACCTTCTTCTCTGATCTTAGTGGCGGCTGACCAAAATTTTACATGACCTGCTAAAGTGTCATGATCTGTGATGAAAGCTGCCGTACCGCCCATTTCAAAACTTTTTCTAACACTATCTTCTGTTTTAATAATACAATCTCTCATTTTTATATTTGAATAGTCGGTATGGCTGTGAATATAATTCATTCGCTCTATAATATCCACTCCTCTCTTTCTTTTTTACTTACATAAATATTATATCATATTTTCTTTAAAAAGTCAAGTTCGAGAGTGCTATAGTTGTATTTTTTCTGCTTCTATATCCTTGATAAAGAGTTGATAAGAAACTGTATTATTAAAATCGTTTTTATTTGGTTCTCCCACTATATTAAAAACACTTGGCAAATGAGGTAGGCCATCTTTATATCTAAATTTAATGTAATTAACTTCTGGAGTTTGTATTCTTAAAGTATTTTGTTTTGCCCCAATAATGTCAACATTTTTTTCTGTTCCATAAACTTTTGTATAAATCAATATTGGCTCAAAACCCGGCCCATAATGAGCATCTAATTTTGACAATTCTGCTAAAACTGCTTGCATGTTGCCTTCTACTTCCCAAACAGAGTAGTACTTTTCTACTTTAGGTAATTTTGACTCTGTGTAATCAATAAAACTGTTTACTTTGTCAACTGGCATTTCCCAACCGAATGCTGCTTGATGACCTGCTACGAAATTAAAGTTTTCACTAGCTTCACAGAAATCTTTCAAATCTTCTACAGAAGAGTTGTTCAAGCTACGGGCGCTTCCACTAAAAGTCTGCTTCTCTTCATTATAGTGCCCTAGCAAGACCGGTTTTTGATAAAGACTCGCTAACTGACCCGCAATTAAACCTGTTAAGGCTTTTGGAGTTCTTTTAGGTACTTCAGCAAAAATAACTTTGTTCATATCTTTTTTATTTTTTTGTAAATCCATAATTATTCTTGTTATAATAGGATCCTTTGATCTATCTTGTTTCCCTTTGATGCTAATAATTTTAGCTACAACGATTTCAGAATCAATATCTCCAATTAAAGCTTGACAAAGTTCTAGTTTGTCTTCTATTTTCCCCATTCTGATTAAAGCATTTATTTGCGGCGCTAGATAGAATCCTATAATTGTAGGGGTAAAATCTTTCCCTTTAATTCTCCCATCTGCTTTGAGATATGCTTGGATATAAGGATTTTTTATATTCTTTATTCCCAAATTTATTAAAGCTTTATTTTCTAGGCTTGTCATAGGCATAACATCGCCTACTAAACCAGTAGCTACTAAATCTAGAAAATCTGTATGTCTGTCTGTCTCTAATTCTTTATCTATGCCTTCTATAAATTTATATACTACTCCTACTCCACTTAAATTTTTATTAAGATATGGACAATCTGGATGATGCGGATTGATTATCACTGCATAAGGATTTTCAACTTCTGAAATTTCATGATGGTCAAGAACCAAAATTTCAATTCCTTCTTCTGCTAATGCTTTGTGTTTATCTACTTCAGAGGAAGATGCATCAGGAATGATTAATAACTGATAGTTTGAACTGTCCGGTAATATATTCCGAATGATTCCGTGAACTTTTCCTTCTCCCATAACATAAGACACTTCCATGTCGGGATAAGCTCGTTTTAGCCATTGATACATTACCGCAAAAGAAGTTATGCCGTCAGTATCATTGTCAATTAAAATTACGGCTTTATTTTTCTTATGTTTTTCTAATAATTCCCAACCTCTTTTAAAGTTTCGCATTTCCCTACCGTCAAGCAGAAATTCTTCTCCTGCGTTGAGCCAGGACTCATCAAGATCCCGATGAGATAAAATAGTCTTTACTGGGTTTTCTTCTGTTAGTTTACCTTCAATTTTTAAGTTCATTAAATTCCTCCGTTTTTATATTTAAAAATTTATTTTCCAAAATTTTAAGCTCTCGAATTCTGATATTGTCCTGTCAAAAGGAGATTCTTTTAATTTAAATTTATTATTTTCATCTATCAAAACATATATATTTGCAAAATTTGATAAAAAATTTACCTGCTTTTTTATTTTCTCTACATATTCAAAAGCTTCGGTATAGTTACTGTATTCTTTATCAAAAGCAATAACTACATTCTCTACACCTAAGAAATATATCAAAACATCCATTTGCCATTTAGAAATTCTTTGCCCGCAAATCGCTAAAGCAATGTTAGGATCTTCAGACATTGTATCCCATTGAAGGACAGATTTCTCTGATTCTGCCAAAATAACTGTTTTTGCTTCTTTTATATTTGATTGATTTTGATATAAACCAAATAAATTCAAACTTAATGGATGTCTATAAAAGATATTACCAATTTTCGCCGGCATGTATTTAGCATGTTCGATTTTATATGGATTATAAGTTCTAATCCTTAAACCAATCAAACGCCCTCTCCAATCAAAATGTGGGATAGTTACTCCTTCATACGATTTTGAATAACCAATTTGATATTTTTTTAAAATATCTAAATCAATACCTTCTAAAGACCAGGGATCGGTAGGACTTGTTTGAAATAAATCTAAAACTCCCGGACTGTATTCATTTAGTTCAACAGAAAGAGGGTTGATGAATTCAGTATTATATGAAGTTTCAGTGTATTCTTTAGTTGGAGTGACTGGTTCAAAATCATGTCCGTGCATTTTTTTATAGGCTTCTTTGTAAGTTAATGTTTCATTTCTTAATTTAAAAAACCTTTGAATAAAAGTATAAACATTAAAAGTATCTCCGCATTCAGTGTAACAAGTAAACAAAGGTGTAGTGTCTTCATTTTTGTATAAATACAATTTGTGAGAAGCTTCTTCATGGTTTTTATTATGACAAATCGTAGGCAAAACATAGTAATCTTTTTTCTCTACTATTTCAATCTCAGGAATTAAAGTTTTAATATAGTCAATTATTTTTATTGCCTGCATTTAATCCTCCTTTAAACAGTGATTTTAGGTCTTTTTACAATTTTATTTTTAATTGTTTCCTCTTTAATTCTTTCTTCTTCTGTTTTTGGTTTTTCACTATTTAATTTAACAATTGTCTCTATTGTAGGAGTATTTTCTTCTGGTGCGGCTCGTAATAAGTCGATTGGAAGTTGTTCTCCATATTCATTCGTTATAAATAAATCTTGAAATCTGCATGTTCCTAAATCTGCATGAATCCATAATCTAGCTCTTTTAAATTTTGATCTTCTATTTTTATAAACATCTATAAACATATTAGGTCTAGGCATTCCGGTTTTTAATAAGGGTTCAATAGTTTTTAAAAATTCTGGAGTTACTATTCTCAAAACACTGCCAAAATCGGCCTTATCTCCTATCGCCCTAGAGCCTCGGAGCACACTTTCATCAGCGAAATCTGCATCTTGTTCGCTTGCATTTACTTGCGTTCCAGACCAGACAAAAATATCTAATTCATTTGCGATATTTTTTAAAGCGGTAGATAATAATAACAAAGCCACATCTTCTCTAATTTTTAAACTACTAAACTCAGACAATAACTGAGAAGAAGAATGAACATAATCAAAAAACAAATTTCTAATTTTGTGCGTAATAACTAATCTGCGAATATTGCTATTTAATTGAGCAACATTTGGATCGGGCATATGATAAATTATTAAATTATTTTTATAGTATTTCATTATTTCAATTGCTTGTCTGATTCTGGCTTCTTCATTGCCTTTATATTGACCGTTTAATATCTTTTCTTCATTAACGCCAGATAAATTGGCTAAAATCATAGTTTGAATTTCTGTATTTTCTAATTCGGTTGTTATCAATAAAGTTTTTGATGCATGACCTGTAACAACCCATTTTTCTTTTTGTAAACTCCATTTTAAGGGATAAGCCAGATGACATGCTTGTCCAACAGCCATTCTGGATTTTCCAGACCCACTGCGACCAGATAAAAAATAAAGTTTTGATTTTCTAGCCCCCCTGCTTATTGTAGTAAAAATATCTCCTTGTAAAGACAAGCCGATTTCTGGTTGAAGCTTTAAATCGTCTACAAGTTTTGATATGTCATCTTCCGCATTCCCGAATTTAAAACTCCGACGATTTATATAAGTACTTTCTATTGAAACTATCTTTTGCACAAAATCCTGAACTATATCGTTTATAGAAGCATTTTCTAATTTTTCTTCCAACTTTTGCCTTTTTCCAATATCGTAAGTATCCGCCATGTACCATTCAGAAACATCGAAACCTGAACTTTGCAAACTTCTTAATAGAGACATTTTTTTTAACTTGTTGTAATAATATTTAAAATTATTAAATTGAGCAATCTCCATAGAAGTTAAAACGGTATCATTACCTTTTAAATTATTAAAAGTTTCATACAACTCCGGATAGTTTTTTAGATAGTTGTTAATTTCATTTATTGTAATTTTTTCTACTCCGTTATGAAACATATTAAAAATTACAGAAAAAAGAATTTTATGCAATCTATCTACAAAGTCATCGGTAGTTATTAAGTACATATCTGTTTGAGACAAGAGACTGGGTTCTTGCAATAGACAGCCTAAAACCATTGTCGCATTTCTTTTGTCGTAAATCATGCCGCCTCCTTACATTTTTTTCTCTTGAATGATTATAATTACTCCCCAAAATAAGAAAAAAACACTAGCAAAAAAACCTGACCAACGGACATTCTCTGGCCAACAAGTTATAAGATCAACTAAAGATATTAAAAAAAATATTGTCGCAACAGAGATGTAAATAGTTATTAAATTTACTTTCATCACATTATCTCCATTTCTATAACAAATCCATATTTATTTGAAGATTTTTTTCTGATTCTTTTATTTTTACTGTTTCCACATTTCCTGTTTTGTTTTTCTCTAAATTCTGATAATGAGTTAAATATTTTCGATAAATGCTATTGTTTAATTGTTGAAAATATTTCTGCGCATCATTATAAACATAGGGGATTATGCCTATGCTATTTTTTGATTTTACTTTTGATTGTTTTTTTACAATATAAAAAAACTCTAACGCCCGAATCATCCCTAAGTAAGTATAACCTTTTTTAATATTTTGATTTATTAATCTATAAATACTTTTACTCGGTTCTGGGAATAAACTAAAGATAAATTGAATTAATTTTTGTCTCTGTTCTTGCTCAGTCAAATTTTCAAAAACCTCTTTTCTAATCACTCCTTTTTCAGAGAAATCGAAAATGTCGACATGCAAATATTCAAAAGTCTCTGCGCAATCTTTACAAATGAATCTGTCGTCGTAGGTGTAGTAACCAGCTTGCTTTATTTGATTACATATATGGCATTTAAATATGGTATCACCTCTTTTTTGTCTATATAATAATTATACCACATTTTTTTAAAAAAATCAATCTGTCCATTTACGCCGTCACCTATTTATTAAAAATTTCTCGTTTCGTATAAAAAAAAGGACAGAGTTTTGTCTGTCCTTTATCTAAAGTCTGATAAAATTTCTGCAAGTTGTGCTATTTCACTTCTTTCAATCTTAGTCAATTTAACCGACCCAAACAAATAGCTAAAATCTGTTTTAGCCAAATTTAATAAAAGTCTTATCCCATTTTTGTTTTCAAAAATTTTCTTGTCTATTTGACCTTGATAATCTCCGTCTACCAACAGGCGGCTTCCATTGCCTAATCTTGATATTAACAGTTGTATATGGTCTTCAGATAGATTTTGGGCTTCAGAACAATACAAAATAGAGTTTGCAAATGACCTTCCTCTTGAAACTGCAACAGGCAGAATTTCAACTAAGTCATTTTCTACTAAGTACCTAACCTTATTTATTCCAACTAAATCAACTAAAGGTCCCAGCATGTGTTCTTGCTTACTCAGCAAGTCACCAGGAAGAGCGGCGATATCAAAACTATCTTTAACATACGCATTAGCAGGCACAAAAACTAATTTAGATATATGCCCTTTTTCTAATTCGGTCAAAGCATAATTTAACATTATATAGCTTTTTCCACTACCAGGCTTGCCTGTTGCACAAACCACTGGCACTTTATTTGATAATAGTTCCACTAAACAATACTGTTCTATGTTTCGAGGTTTGATTTCTCCCATGTAAGCAGAATCCAAAGTTTTATAATGAATTCGCTCTATTTCTCCATTAATAATCACAAAAGCGTTCCTCTTATAAATTAAAAAATGATTCTCTGGAAAGACTTTTTTAAAACGCCCTTCGTTAATTGCGCACCAATCTTCATCATCGATATAAGTTACGCCAGTATATTCTTCTTCTCCATTATGAGAATACTTAATATCTATTCCCGCAGCTTTCCCTTTTAAAAAGAGGCTCAAATCCAAAGTGCGCAATATTAATCCTTTTTCTCTAGCTATTCTTAGTAAAAAGTCATCAACGCTCTCGTTTGGCAATACTTCTTCATATATGAAAGGGAACGCTTTTGTGTTTTTATATATCTTGTGTATAGCATCTCTTGCTTGTTTGCCTCTTGCTCCATCTGCCATTTTTAACTTATCCAGTTCTTGCAAAACTGGATAAGTTATATATCCTTCTTTCGCCTTATCATCTATTAATATATTAGTGTCTAATAGGAATTCTGGCATTTGTTCTCTCCTAGCAAACAATTCTGTCACAATTGTTTAGTCATTATGATTTTTACATAGATTCAAATTCAGCCTTTAAAGCTCTCAAAGCCGCAACATCTCCAATATCGGTGTCACCAATTTTCTTACCTAACACAGAGTTAATCGTCCCAGAAACAACTCCCAGTCCCTTTGATTCAACCAAAGACATTCCAAGTTTTTCAACTTCTGCTTTGATAGTTTCAAAATCGGCTTGTGTATAACTAGGTTCTTCTGTAATATATTGTTTATGGGTTTTGTTAGTGACATTATCACCAATTGCATGTAAAATATCATTTTTTAGATTTTCGTAATTAAAAATATTAGACTCTACAATATGAGGAAATCTTGATTTTGCTTCCCAATATGGAGAAGATTTATAGTGAGCGATTGTTACTCCAGGTTTAGAGCGGTCACCCTCTACATAAACTAGTAAATCCAATAATCCAATTACGATTTTCTTTACTCTTTTATTAACTGTTAAAGTAGCATATTTCAATTTCTTTTCAGGGTCATCTTCATCTAATTTCAAATCGGCATGTGCTACAATAACCAATCCATAATGTTGGGTTATGTCTTTAAAGAGTTTTCGGAACATTTGTTCAATTTGTACATAGAATCCACCGTAGGCAATTTCGCTTGGCTTTGATACGTTATTTGCTTGTAATACATATTGCTCACCATAGAATACTAACTCATCCAAAGTATCAATAACAATTGTTTTATATCGTTCTTGAACTTGAGGATTTTTTATTTGGGCAACTGCGGTCAATAGATTTGTCCAACTATTGATATCGACAGCCATTGTGCCCGCTAACGACTTGTATCCTTTTTCGGCCGCAAAAAGCAAGGACTTATCTGATTTCAAAGCGACAGTAGTCTTCCCTAAGCCGGCAGAGCCATAAACGCCGATAGCATAACCTGAGAGATCAGAACTAACCTCATGCGGTTCTATATTTAATATATCAATCATATTTTCCCTCCTTTAAAATCAGCTTTGTCCAACAAATCGTATAAGAGGATTGCTCCCCTTATATTATAGTGAAAAGTCTGATTTCTTAGGAGCTGATGTAGAGGCAGATGCTGCGGCTTTCTTATCTGAGATTTCAGATTCTCTCACTGCCAGCATATTAGCTTTCTCTTCAGGCGGAATACTGGAACTTACTGGTGCTGTTGCACTTTTAATAACCAGTTTTCTGCTAACTTTTCGACTTGTATTAACGATAGGCTCTCCAAAAGCAACTTCTTCTTTAATTTCTTCAAGAGTTTCATCAATAATAACTGAACCATTAACCTTAACTTCCATGTCTGGAACAAATGTGCTTTGAACATATTTCACTCCGGCGGGATCTTCTACTTTAAAATCAATGATGTTTGCTTTGTTTTTGTAGCCAACAACCAACAATCTTACAGTCAAAGTACCGGTAGGAACATCATTCTCAACATCTTCGACGACTTCCACAATTTCTCCAGAAACTGTAAATTCGTTTTTAGGACTAGCATTATTGTTTCGATTGAAAAATGCTCCGTTGATTCGAAAACCTCTAATTTTTCTATCTGGCTGGGGGAAAAAAATATTTTCTGAAATTCTTGCTCCTGATATTTCGACAATATCTGCTTCTTCTCTGGTGTCTTTTGTGATTGTTTTGTATTCTTCAACAACTGTTTGCAAAGACTTCATAATAGGATTTTCTTTCCCAGTATTAGTCGTTTCTTGTGCGAAGAAATCAATCGGGACGATATTATCTGGAGCAGATTCTACATGAACCGTTCCACTGATATAAGGTTTCCCTGCTTTAGTTACTCCTGTTCTATGCTCGATTTCTACAATTTTTCCAGCAACGCTATATTTGTTTATACTTTCTTTCGCCATATATTATTCCTCCGTTTTTTTATTGTGTGAGCTGGACGTGCTTAAAATGTGTAATTTTTACCTTCATCAGTAAGAACAACAAACTTAAGAGTCTTTTCGCTTCCGTCTGGCAGTTCAGCAGTAGCTTCTTCTCTAACAACTAAGCCTTTTTTCACCAGACTATTAACAACTCCATTGACCGCAATAGGGACCAAACCTACTTCGGCTGCGATATCGGCGGCAGTGAAATCTACGCCAACATTTGCTTGAAGAAGTTGCATAATTCTAACAGCTTTGTCTGACATAGCTTTTGTTTCTTCAAAAGAAAACTTTGCTTCTTCTGCCCATTGGTAGGCTTTGTAAGGCTTTCCTTCGACTTCAACTTCAGATTTTTCCAAAATTCCTTTTTTCGCCAGAGATACTACTGAACCTGTTACTTTAGCAGTTGCCACTCCCAATGCTTCGGCAATTTGTTTTAGTGTAAAAGACTCCCCTTTGTTAGCCGCAAGAAATTCGTAAGCATCTACCGTACTTTGTGATTTTGTTTTTACTTCCATCATTTTTTTTATTCTCCTTTTTGTTTTGTTTTTGAGAAGTTTTCTTATCTCAACGCCTTTTGTTCCAGAGATAAAAATTATTGAATTGCTGTCGAGACTGGTTGGCTCCTTTTTGGAGCGAAAGATTTTTTCTCGGTCAATTCAATAATCTTTTATCTTTCCTACAATTATATTGTAACATATTTTTTAAAGAAAGTCAAGTAATTTACTTATCTATTTATTTATTTCAAAACAAATAAATAAATTAACTTTTCTTACCTTATATATTAATTATATCAAAAAATACGCTTAAAGTCAACTAACCAAGTCAATATTTTCATTTTGTAATTCATGCATTTTCTTTATAATTTTTTTATCATAGTCTCGGCGAGGATAGCCCGCTTTAGCGTAACCAACATTACCCATATTATATCCATTTAACATATATATCAATATTTCGTCTTCTGAAATATTTTTATTCTCCCAATACGCCCTATTATAATCTAAAATCAAAAGCCCAGCTAGAACATTCTCGTAAGGGTTTAAAAGGTCTAATGGTCTTCCGGCCATTTCATTTACCCATTCTTGATTTCTATTATTAATTTGCATTAAACCGGTATCATTTGTTTCGCTAAAAACATCCGCTCTATATGTGCTTTCTTTCCAAATAATACTCAAAATTAAATCATAATCAAAATTAAATTCTGCACTTTTTTGATAAATGTATTTTTGTAAATCTTTGTTAAGAGGGATATCTCTAACCCATTCTGTATTGTTTTCTTCTACTGTTTTAATATTGACATTTGTAGTAGATTGCGGTAATTCCACAATCTCTTTTTTTTCTAAAGAAGTTTCGTAATGAATTGTCAATTTTTCATCGCTCTTTTCCTGGGTATCCGAGTCTCCAGATACAAAATTGAATATTGCCGCAGCGAAAAATACGACAAAACCAATTGTCATATAAAGAGGCTTATGCATTTTAACACATCCTTATTTCATTTTTTTATTTCTCCCTTTTACAACTCCCTTGACAGGACTTTTAATTAATTCTATTTTTTCAATTTGTTCTCCTTCAAGTTTGACAGCCATGACTCCTTTTGCTCCTCTTTTTGAATAAGGAACTTCTGCGATGTCAAATTGAAGCTGCTTGCCTGATTTAGAAGTTATTAAAATCATTCCAGAATTTGCTTGTATAATTGAATGAATTTTATCTTGCTTTGTTGCAACTGCTTTTCGAGTAACTTGCAAGTCTTTAAATTGCGTTTTTTTCACATAACCGTCTACGCTAAAATGTAGAACATCTGAATCATCCAATATACCAAAAACTTTTGTATAAACGGGTTCTTTAGAGTTTTTAACTGGGACAATATAATTATCTATTAATAAGAAAACTGGATTTTTGCTAGTAGTAATGAGATGCTTTGCTTTTGGGATTTCATCTGTAACTCTTACTATTCCTTGAGAGAAAGTTAAATATGCTTTATCTTGTTTGACTTTAACAATTTTAGGAAATCTCGCATTTGTAATACTTGATTGTCTTTCTGAATCATATCCTTTATATGCCAACAGTTGGTTAATAATTAATTTATTGAATTCTTTTTCTTGAGAAAGTAAGATATTAATTAATTCTATTCCTTGCTTTAATTCTGATATCTGTTGGTCAAGTTCTACTTGTTCGAGTTTTGTCAATCTTGATAATTTTAAATCCAATATTGCAGTAGCTTGTACCTCACTAAAACCCATATTCATAATCGCGGTTTTAGCGAGGGACTTGTTTTCGCTACTCTTTATAGTTTTAATAATTTCGTCAATATGAATCAAAGCTTTATTAAGACCTTCGACTATTTCAAGTCTGTGCTTGAGATCAACCAATTCAATCATTTTTTCTTTTTTAACTAATGTTTTGTGAATTTCTAGCCATCGCCGCAAATATTCTAACAGAGAAAAATGCTTAGGTACCCCATTGTCAACAGCTCTTAGATTAAAATACATGCTTCTCTCTGCATCAGTTTCTTTGCACAGTTCTTTTATCAAATTCTCCGCATCAAATTTAGATTTTAACTGCAAAGTCAATTCTTGAGATTGAGAAGTAGTATTTACAACTTTCACAATTTCTTTAAACAAACCTTTGTTCTTCGCTTCGTAAATTTGTTCTTCGATTTTCGCCGCAATACTATAAAGTGGTAAGTTTTTAATTGTTAAAGTGTTCCCAGTAAATGTAAAAGAACTTCTTAACACAAAACTCCCTTTTCCTTCTCTATATATTTTTAAAAAGTCTTCTTGATTTACAATCTCACATCCAGATGGAAAATCTGGTCCTTTTATATGTTGAAGTAAATCCTCTGTTTCAGCATGGGGATTTTCAATTAAATAAACTGTGGCATCAATAATTTCATTTAAATTATGAGGAGGTATGGATACCTGTAGGCCAACTCCAATTCCTAATACACTCATATTTAATAGTATTGGCACGGGTGCATACAAAAAAGAAGGTTCTTGGTCTGTTCCGTCATAATTCGGAACCATAGGAACAATTCCTTTTTTTAATTTCTGAGTCATTGCTTCGCCCATTCTACTCAGCTTAGCTTCGGTATATCTTTCCGCAGCAGGGGGCATTTCTTCTGACCCAAAATTACCTTGCCCAAAAATCAAAGGAACTCTTAGAAGGAAAGGTTGAGTCATTCTAACTAGTGCTCCATAAATTCCTGAATTACCGTGAGGATGATACAACATAGTTCTTCCTACCGTAGTTGCACATTTTACTGTCTGCTTATCATAAATCAGATTGTGTTTTCTCATAGTATACAGAATCCGCCTTGCTACGGGCTTTTGACCGTCATAGACATGAGGTATTGCTCTTTCTTCATTTACATATTTACTATATTCTTCAAAATCATTAATAATTTGATCTTCGAGTTTTATTTGCTCCATTTATTCACCTCTCTTAAACTAACTAATATTAGTATAACATATTTTTTAATAAAAGTCAAGTATGATAACAACAATAGTAACAAAACACTATAGGAATAGCAATAGGCACAACAAAAAGACATAAAATCACTTTAGTTAACAAATTCACGTCTTTCCTCCCCATCAACTCCCATAAAATTCTCTAACAAATTTGCTACTAAGTCTTCGTCTGACATAATATATTGCTTGAGCATTCGCTGAGGAGAAAAAGCAAAACCCGCTAGAACTTTTGCATCAACCTCTCCTAATCCTTTCAGCCTAGAGTAAGTTGCAGTTTTAGGTAACTCTTTCTTTATAGTAGCCATTTCTGTTTCTGTAAAAGCATATTGTACTTGTTTACCTTTTTTTATCATATACAAAGGAGTTTCCATTACATAGATTTTTCCAGCTCGGATAAGTTGAGGATAAAACTCAAAGAAGAAACTTAGTAATAATAATCGTATATGACCTCCATCCGCATCCGAATCAGTTGCTATAATAACTTTTTCATAAGGACATTTATCCGCGGTGTAATTTTCACCAAAACCTCCCATAGCTATAATTAAGTCTTTAATTTCTTCATTTTTCATAACTTTATCCATATCATGTTTTCGAAAATTTATAATCTTTCCTCTTAAACTCATAATAGCATGTTTATGCACATCTCTTTGACTAATTAAAGAGCCACTTGCGGACAATCCTTCAGTAATAAACAATTCTGTATTTTTAGTTCCTAATGCTGGTTTTAATTTTTTAGGAATGGGATTAGCCCTACCTCTTGCTTTAGCTAACACCTCTCGTATTTGATTTGTCGATTCTTGTTTTTTCCGTGCTTGTAAAATGCTTGTATGCAAATCTTCAAAAAATTGCTTATTAGTTTGCAACAATATTTCAATTTCTTTTTTTAAAAGCTGACTTAAAGAAGCGTTAATAGAGGGCATGTTTAAGCTATCTTTAGATTGCCCCTTAAAAATAGGTTCTTCCAATGTTTTAATGGACAAAATAAAAACCATGCCTTGTCGAATTTCAGTTCCTTTTAAGTCTCCATTTAAGAATTTATTTAATTCCCTAGTTAATACTGTTTTTAAGGCAGTACAATGCGTCCCGCCATCAATAGTCGGAATAAGATTTACATATGACTGTTCCAATGATTGACTTTTAGTCCAAGCTATCGCACCTTCTGCATGTAAAATATCATCACCAATTTTGAAAGACATAATTGGAGATACTAGTTGTTGCGGCGTGTAATTGTCTTTGATAAAATCTGCTATATTTTTAGATTGAATTTTCTCAGTTTTTGTGCCTTGCTTCAACACAAAAAGTAAGCCTGGGGTAATATACGACAAGTCTGTTAGCAAATTTGCTATTTTATTATAATAAATTACATCGTCTGAGAATAGACCCTTGTCAGGAGTCCATGTAATTATCGTTCCGCTATTTTTAACAGGTGTTTGTTCAATTTTTTCTTTACCATTTCCAAGGGAATAAGAGAAATAATTTTGGTATTTTTTACCATCTCTTTTAATTTCTACTTCAGTTTTCCCACAAGCAACCGATAATTTCACGCCTATCCCATTGAGACCTCCTGAGGCCCCATAAGCTGCGTCGCCCTCCTTAGAGAATTTTCCAGAAGTGTGCAACTTTAAAAAGACGTCCTCTACTTTTCCAAGTGGGATGCCTCTTCCATTATCTGAAATTTTTACGGAATTGTTAGGTAAGATTTCTACGATAATTTCTTTCCCATAACCAGCGAGATACTCATCTATACTGTTTGAGATAATTTCTTTTATTATATGATGTACAGCATCATTGCCTGTTGAACCAACATACATTCCTAATTTTTTTCTAATCCCCTCAAGCGGAGCTAGCGTTTCAATATTTTTATCTGTGTAGCTACCCATAAATTACCTCCCAACTTTTTAAAATTAAAATTTTATTAATCATTTTATACATTTTATTCTTTACATGGTGGTAGAATGCAATCAAATAGTTCGTGGTACATTTGATTAATTCTTTTCTCTTGAAATCTTTTGCATGGTTTATCTGAACATTTTACACAAATATTCTGAAATTTTTCTAATAAGATGTTGTATTCTTCTTGGTCGATTCTAGCATCGGTTTTCATAGTTTTAATATTCTCTTTTGCAAGTTCGATATTCATTTAAAATCATTCATTATATTCCTTTTCTAGTTTTTTTACTAACTCAATTCCTTTGTCGGAATTCATAGAAATATATTTATCACAAGTACAACGAACTCCGGAACACACAAGCAATCATTCATTTATCTTCGACTTTCATATATATCCACTAGTATATTACATTCCTCTTGTGCTTCATCGAATACTTCGATTGCATATTTTCCATATTTCGTTACCGTTATACCCGATTCAAGATGTTCAACTTTCACAAATATCCCTGGTATATGACTTACTTCTACTTCTTTTCTTTTTACAGGGAATTGCGTTATTTTGAATTCTTGATTTTTAATATTCATTATCCCACCCTAATTCTCTAACCCTTTGTTTGGCTTCTTCTTCAGTGAGAAAAAGCATTTTTCTATCATACGCAAGGTAATATTCCTCATTAACACTTTCAATAAGGGTCCATTTGCGATAACCTGCTTTGGCATAAGGATGAATCAACCATACAGTTTTACCCTCTAATGTAAGTGGCGTCAATTTCTCCTCCAACAATTGATAAGATAGTACAAAATCCTCATCAAATCCTCCTTTTTCATCCCAATAGCCGATTCCATCCTTAGTGATAATTAAAAATTCTTTACTTCCAATAGCTTTAAATGGGGCGTTAAATGGCACACCCAGCATCTCCGCAAATTCTTTCCATCGGCTCATTTTATTTTCTCCTTTTAAAATATTTCTTCATAAAGACATTCTGCCGCATTTTTGTCAGGTCGCATTTTAACAAGTTTTGCATGTCTTAAAGACTGGCGTTGAGTATCAACACTCATTGCGTTTACTTCTACAACTTGACCAATAAAATCGTTTGGATTAGTGGTAGCATTTATCCGCAATTCGTCAGTCAAATTAGCAACTTTCCCAACAGAAATTAGTTTGTCGTCATAATAAGCACCTAATTCAAATCCCCCAATCAATCCTTTAAAATAATACTCACTGACTGGTTGATAACCTCCATTTGTCCAGTAATTTCCTTCAACTAGCTCTCCTGTTTTTAAATTTTCCCAATAAGACCAACTTTGAGGATATTTACCAGTGTATTCTCTAACAGGAGGGGTTAACCCAACTATTACTAAATCAATATTGTCCATTAAAGTCTGTTTAAATTTAATGGTATGCCAAGCCGCACTTCTTCCACTTTTACCATAAACATACCCTTTATCTTTTTGCATGAGAACAGCTCCCTCTTCTCCTGCGGCTAGCCATTCACTAATAGTTTCTTCTAAATTTTCAAAAACTGGGTGAGCAAACTCAATATACTCTGATTTATTGTTCTTTGAAATTTTTTGCAGCAATTCTATCCTGCGCGTTGCTGGTTGTAAATGAACATCCATTCCATCATACATTAAAATATCAAAAATATAATAATGTAATTTAATTTCTTTTTGTCTTTCTTGAGCTTTCTGTGGTAAACATCCCATAATGCTTATTACATCAGAACTAATATTCGTGTTGTTTGGTAGATAAATTTCTCCAATAACCACTGTATTGTCTGGCATTAAATTATTCAAGTCGGCCATGATATGCGGCACATTGTCTTGTTTTTCTACATATTTATCTGTTTTTTTAGAAATAGTTCTACTTTGCAATAACAGCTCTCCATCACCTTTAATAAATCTATACCAAGCACCATCTTTTTTTAAAACTGCGTAATAGTTATCGCTCCTAACAGCTTTTTTTAGTTTTTCTTTTTGTCCTTCCGAAGCTTTCGCTGGTAAAGACCAATACTTCATAGGCATCATTTCTTTAAAATTTTGAATATTCATTCTCATTCTCCTTTTTATTCCTTTATAAAATAATTATAACATAAAACAAAGAAAAAGTCAACCGCTTATTCAAACAATTGACTTATCCTTTAGATGTATTTAAATACCTTGATTTTGGTTGCACCATTTTTTAAATAAATTGTTATAGTTTGCTTTATCATCATTCAAATATTTCATAATAGCCATAGCTAAACCTTTTTCTTTATCAAAAGGTTCTCCATCTTGAGCTTTAACCACTGTTTTTTCACCATTTTTCCATAAAATAATAGTTGCCGGTTCATTAAATATTACATTCTTGATATTATTATCTATAAGATTTTTGAAAACATTACAGTAAGTTATCTCACCTTTTAAATTTTCTTCTATCGAAAGATGCAAAGGTAGGGCTAATCCATTACGAACTTTTTCTTCTAAATTATAATACATCGTGTTACCACTACTATAATAATCATTGTAGTAATAATAATCATAAGTATTAGAATAAGGTAAGTCTTCTGTGTTTCTACTAGCTCTTTGAAAATCAGCTACGGTTCCACCTGAATACTTATTTACTGTTTTAATTTCTGAACTCATTTTTATCCTCCTTTATTTCAAAATTTCTTCAACTAACTGTTTTTCGCCATATGGTGTCAATTTAAAGTATTTATGTTTTCTTTCTTTATAAGAACTAACATAACCTCTTACTACGAGTTTATAAATCCTCTTATTCATAGACCTTGTCTCTACACTTAATAATTCTGAGAGTTCTTCAATACTAAAATGCTTATCGCCTCTCATTAATAATAGAAGCTGTATATCTTCTGGAAAGAGCCTAACTTTTCCTGCTTTACCCGCAATTTGTTCAAAATATTTCATTCCTTCAAAATAAACTTCTGTCATATTGTCTCTTTCGAGCTTTTCAAAATCCATGTTTTCTTGCCAATAACTAACTAATTGAACAAAATTTGCTTTTGGATAAGTTCCTTTCATTTTATTTCACCCAAATCAACCATGACATTTCTCCAATTTCAGCGGGATATGGAAAAAGAGATTTCCCGATCATGCTCCTAATGTAATCTTCTAAAGACTGATTACCTTCAATCTCTATTTTAAGTAGTTCTTTCAAAGAAAAAGAAATTTCCATTTTGTCTGTTAACCCCAAAAATGACATCGGTGCTGTAATTGTAACATTCGTTTCATCTAATTGTTTCATCACTGCGGGATTTCCTTCGTTCATTAAATTATATAGTGCTTTCAAAAGCTCTTGTTTTTCTTTATCATCAACTTTTAATTCAATTCTCATAATTCCCTCCTTGTTTTATTTTAAAATTGCAAGATTATAGTTTCCACTAAATCGAGAAATTGCAGTATATAGCCATTTACTAGCATCCTGCTTAAAAAATTGGCTTTCATCAATAATTAATCCAGGCGCATCGTAAGTAGCTCCTTGAGCTTTATGGCATGTTAAAGCATAACCAAAATCAAAAAATTGCTTCTTTGGATTTGATGGTTCTTGAAAATCAGCCATATACATTTTATGAACAATGCCTTCCTCTGTTGTTATATGCAATTTATAATTTTGAAAATAAACTCTTTGTAAAGAATTAATTTCCGCCAAAGTTCCATTTGTAATAAGATTTTTCCAATCATTTTTTAAAAAAATAATTTTGTGCCCAGGTTGAGGAAGACTTGAACCAGCAATTTTTATGTTTAATTCATTCCTAGTTTTATTTAATCCAACTATAATTTTTACATCTTTTCTTAGCCATTCTTCTTTTAATTGATATTGATAACCAATATAAACTATATTACCATGTAAACCAGAAGGTAACCGTTTTTTTAACCTCGCTTGATTTGCGGCCCAAAGAACTGGATTGTCTAAAGCTTGTCGAATAGGCTCTGTTAATACTGCATGTGCTTGATTTATAAATTTATTTTTTTGTCCTATTGGTGGTAATTGATATTGATCGCCAACTAGAATAAGAGGGATATTATAACTTAATAAATCTTCCAATATATTTTGTGGCAACATACTGAATTCATCAACAATAATTAGTCTTAAATCTCGTAATTCTTCTCTAGTTTTTTTTCTGAAACCAATGCATTGACCCCTTCTTATAATAGGATTATAAATTAACTTGTGAATCGTGGAAGCGTTTAATCCTTGCCCCATAAGAATTTTGGCCGCAGTTCCAGTGAACGCAGCATAAGCAACCTTTTCTTTTTCTTGTCCAATAAAATTTAAAAAATAATTTAGCAAGAAAGTTTTTCCTGAGCCTGCCGGCCCTTGTAAAACAGTGATTTTTTCGTTTGAAAGATATCTATCTGCCATAATTTTTACTGCATTTTCTTGCTCTACTGTCAGACTCATTCCTCACAACCTTTCTTTAAGTATTACCCTTATATAATTATTATAACAAAAAATAAAGATAAAGTCAACCAAACTCTCTATTGGTTGACTTTATCATTAGTTTTTAAATATAAAATATCCCAAATCAAGAATCAAAGGGTGATTGGTTTTAAAATGCAATCCCCAGTTCGAGTGAACAAATTCATAATCAAGTTTATCCCAATAATTTTTAGAAATATTCTCTTTTAACCAGTTCTCCAGTGTTTTTAATTCTTCTTTCGCTGCTCCATGTGCTAACGCGAACTCTTTAAAATCCATTTCTTTTCCATAGAATTTCTTTTTATATGACAAAGGAAAGTCTTCAAAAGCTAATACTCTCTCTACTTCTAAAACTATTTCTTTATTAATCCGAGCCTTGGGAAATCCTTTTAGAATTTCTAAAGTGGTGTCTTTACCCGCAATATAACCATACATATCTTGTAATTTTGTATCAGAATAAGCAAATTTTTGAAAATCAACTGCCCGCAACCCATAGCTAGTTGGGAAGAATTTCTTTATTTCTGAAGGAGCATTTTTAAAAATATAATCAAAAGCACACGATTCATTTTCATTTTGGTCAATTCCATCTTTTTCATAATCGTCTAACACTAAAAAATCAGAACCTTCAATTAGCCGTAATTTTCTTTTTTGGACTATTCGGCCTATTATAATACATTCTCTTTGTCCGCCCAATTTTATTTCCATTATACCTCACTCTATTTTAAATTATTTTTCTTTTATAAGTAACAACTCTGAAGTTAGAGTAGTGCCATTTGAGGATTCATAATCAAAAAACCATGCTGTTTTATTTTGTGAAGAGTAAGCTTCTTGTTCATTATTCGTTTTAATAAATATTTCTCCACCATTATGTCCATTTGGAATTTCGCGGTTGAATTCAACAGTAATTCCATCTGTTCCAGTTCCTATCACTTTTCCTCTTAAATTTTTAATCTTATTCAATCCGGTTTCTTCAAGACTTTTTTCACTTAACTCCCAAAGAACTCTATCACCAATTTTAAATTTTTGCATATAATCGTCCTTCCCTTTTTACCATTTTACTCTTTCTCCGCAAATTCCAATATCCAGTCTACTCTTTTTTCTGTTTCTTCTAGATTATCATTTATTAAAACAAAATTTGCCATATATTTTTTCAAGTCGTTCTCAGAACTATGCTGTTGTTGTTCTTTTGTTAATTCTGTTTCGTATCTAGGTCTTATTACTCTTATTGTAATGATTTTTTCTGAACCAAACTTCTCTTTCATTTTTTCAATTTCATTAACAAAACGACAGTCGGGAATAATAAAATATTCAAAGTCATTACGGAAAATTTCAATTTGCTCTATAACTCTATCAACCCAAAAATCTCTACTGTAAGTTTCCCTAATTATATCTGTTCCAAGTTTTTGTAAATCAAATCTGGCTTTTTCAGTTTTAACCCCATCCCAATCAAAAAATTGAGTATACATCCATTTTAAATAACCCGCATAATGCGTTATTGCTGTTTTTTCTTTACCTAATTTTGTCTGCATAATTTTTGCTACAGTATCTTTACCTGAACCAGCATCACCTAAAATAAGAAATATCATTTTTCACCTCGACTGTAGTTTTTGCCTACTTGAAAAATACCTACTTTGTTATGTTGATTGTGTTTATTGTGTTTATTCTTTTGAAAATAATTTTTTTCTTCTTCTCTTATTCTTTCTATAACAAGAGTTGTAAAATCGAGAATTTTAAGTTCTTTTTTCATATTTTCCCCCTTTCATTAATTCCAATAGAACTGGAGTATATCCAGTCTTTTCAACACTAAGATTCATTTGCCAAGAATATTGACTATCTTTGTCATGAATATGCCCATGTAAATTAAACAACCCTTTTTTATTTTGATGCCATTGCAAAGGCTTGTGTGTAAGCAGGTAATCATTCAATTGAAAAGGGCCTTTTTGAGCTACGGTAAAACCGATTTTTCTCCAATCCCATTTCTTTCTATCGTGATTACCAAAAATTAAAATTTTCACACCGTTTAATTGTTTAATTACTTTTTCCGCACTCTCTTCGTTTTTAAAAAGACCCACATCTCCCAAATGAAAGACAATATCTTCATGAGACACTACTGCGTTCCAATTTTCAATCATAACTCTATCCATTTCTTCTGTTGTAGAGAAAGGCCGATTAGCATATTTTATAATATTCGTATGATGCCAATGATTGTCAGAAGTTACCCAATATTTCAAAGTCTTTCACCCCTTTTTATTCTTTATATAAATATTATATCATAAAATAAAGAAAAAGTCAAGTATTCACTTAACTTTTCGAAATCTTTTGTTTAAATTGTTTGCTATTTTTGTAGCATCCTTCTTATTTGCACTGTAAGTTAAAAAAGTAGAATATCTTCTAAGCCGAATACTAGGATATTGTTTTTTAAGATAAGAAAAATATTCTACAAACTCCATACCCATGAGTTGGGCTTCAATAGAGTGAGCGGTTTTTCTCCCCAAATAGCCAAAAGGAGGAATTAAGAAATATCTTTCTGTTCCATGAAAATTATGAATTTTAAACATAATCTATTTCTCCTTGAAAAATTTTCTCAATTTTTTCCAAATCTTCCGCAGTGATTTCGATATCATTTAAATCAATTGAGAGGTTTGAATCCGTTGATACCACTAAAGAATCAGAAAAAATAATAGGCTTCTTTTTTGCTGTGAGCTTAAGATTGTATTGTTGCCCGTCAATGGTAAAGAAAATACCCTCTTTATTTTGCCCATCTATCTCACCTAGAGTTTTGACTAAATCTGCATAAATTTGTTCTTTAATCTCTTTCATTGGATTTCTCCTTTTCAACTAATTTTTTCATTTACATACATATTGATATATTATTAGCATCTATTCTGTTTTTGCAATCCTGTAATGTCTTGAACCCATAAGAACAACCAGCATAAGGGATATAATATTTCATGTTGTTTTTAAATATCCAGTATATTTTATGTCCATTGTAATTCTCAACGAAATATTTGTCTAAATATTTACTATAACAACGCTCATTGCAAAAAGCCTTTCTACCTCCTTCTATTAAATCTCCCCAATAAGTTGTGACAACAAAAGAAAGATTTAGCTCTCCCAAAGGCTTGTGACAAGTTTTGCATTTAATCACCATTGTAAACCTCCATTGGACTTCAAGATTGCCACAGATTCAGCTATTAAACTCTCTATGTCGTCTATACCATATCGACTCACGTCTCCTTCGGTATTTGGGTATAACTCCCAATAGGGATTTTCACTATGCCAACCAAGTAAATTATAAGCATCAAGATAAATTGAAACTCCTTTCCCAGTTTGCTGGCTAAGAATCAAAAATCTCACCAAAGCTCCGCCAAAAGCTGGAATAACTCTAATTTGAAATCCAGTCGGTACCGAAAATGAAGGTATTTTCTGTCCCCACTCTCTTTTACTAAAAGCTTCATCCACTTTCATATTCAAACTGGTTATTTCGTATTTGTCCATATTGACCTCCTTTTTCTTTTATCTTATATATATATTATATCAAAAAATTAGGGATTAGTCAACTATAAGTTAACTAATCCCACCAGTCGTGATGATTTTCTAAAATTTCACACAATTCTCTTGCAAGATATTCACGTTCTTTCTCTGTTAATAAATTGTCATTAGAACCTTCTAAAATAAGTACTAAGTTGTATGCCATTTCAAGTGTCTCCAAGTCTTCATATAATGGAGTCGATTCTGAATAATATAATTTTACTGTTTCTCTCAGTTTTGATTTTATCGCATTTAATTCCAGTTGAGTTTTCAACATTAATTTCCTCCTTTTTCTTTTATCTTATATATATATTATATCAAAAAATTAGGGATTGGTCAACTAGCTAACTAAGTCAATTTGATAGTCTTTCAAATTTTCACAGATAGCAATAGGAATATTGATAAATATATGAAATTCTTGACGAATAAGCCTCGCATCCCATAATGTACTACTTTTCAACATGTCACATGTTCTCTGATTCATAACTAAATATTTAGGAGATTCGCCTTGTCCGTGATTAGACATAACATACACATTTATAGCTTCTCTTAAAGCGTCTGTGCTTATATTTAATTCCAATTGAGTTTTCAACATTGATGTTCCTACCTTTCTAATTCAACAATATCATTAAATAAAAATTGAATTTTATCAACTTTTTTATTGCCATGATAATGGCCGCAATACCATTTTTTATAGTCTGCTTTATCTTCTATTAAATCCAGAAATTTTTCAGTGCTTTTGTCTATTTTATCTTCTGCAACATTGGGCAAAAACCATTCTCTGGGTTCATACTTTAAAGGGCAGGTATGCGTAAATACATAATCTATCTTATTTTCGTTCAAAGCCAGATTTAAAAATGCCCTTGCTTTTGCTATATCGTCTGGTTGTTCAGTGTCAAACCACTTCTGATTGTTCTCCAAACGATAAAATTTATCTATGCTATATGCCCCTCCAATTGCCAAAACTTTTCCATAGTTTGGAATATCATATGTTTCACCATCTTTTGCAAAAAAGATATTTGGAAAATCTGGTTCAACATATACAACACCATTCCAAAAATTCTCTTTTTTATACTGCGGCAATTGGTCGGCGTGTAATTCATGATTCCCTTTTATACAAAAAAAAGTTAAAGGCAGTTTAGACAATTTTTGCTTTCGTTTAGTGTCACCGCTGTCTAAATAATAGTTTAATCCGACATCACCCAAGATTATCAATACATCTTGCTTATTTGTTTGAAAGCGTTGTGTAAAATCTTCTATATGCTTAAATTTTCCATGTGTATCTCCTGTAACATAAATCATATTAACTCACTCCTTGAATTTATATATTCGTGGTTTATCCATCTAATTTTCGCAAAATCCGCATACAAAACAATACCAATTCCTAAAAAAATCTTTTTCTGTTCCGCTTCTTTGTCAACTAATCCCACCAGTTTCTGTGGTTTTCTAAGATATAAAATAATTCTTTAAGACTGGTTTTATACTCTTCTATTTCAATTAAACCGTCGTCAAAACCTTCCAAAATATTTATTATATCATATGCCTTTTCAATTTCCTTCAGATGTTCTTCCCAATCTATATATGGCAAATATAGTCCTGACTGATAGTGTTTTAATGTCTTTCTTAGCTTTAATTTCATTACAAGCATAATACTTTCATTTTCACATTCCCAATCAGTTGCTAAAAATTTTTTATACCACCAAATATTGTTTAAAAAGTTTTTTATATTATAATATTTCCATCTAATCCTTCGCAAAATCCACATATTCTACTTCCCCGCCAAACGGAACATTAATCTAATCCGTTCCATTTACTTAATTTTATTTAGTAATTTTTCCATAAAATCTTATATTTTCTTCTTTTCATGAACCATTCATCTAAATGTGATTGTCCTGTCTCTATTAATTCTGGTATTCGGTACAATAAATAAATAGACCAAACAATCCTTCGTTTATTTTCGCGACTTTCCCAAGACAATAAAAAATTAATTTTTTTATGTTTGCTATATCGAATATAAATATCTAAAAGGTACTTGATTTTAGTATCCATTTTATTCCTCTTTTCTCCTTATTCTAATAAACCGCAGTTTATTAATGTCTGATAATAGAAAATCTTTAACCTTATATAATAATTATAGCATATTTTTTGTATAAAGTCAAGTAAAAAGACCCAAACTATGAAGTTTGGGTCTTTTACAGTTTTTCCGCACTGCAAACGGGGATTTCTCTTAAGGCACATCTCCCAGCACCTTTAGAGCTTTAACTTAGTATTGCGAACCTGCCCTAAGTCAAGGCGTCCTGTTTTTATAGTGGTGCCAACCACTCCCATTTATTTGTGAGACGCCAATGTCGGGCGACAAGTATTTGTAGGTTGGTATTCCCTTGCGGGTGGGCGGACTTCTCTCGGCACCAAGAGCCAACCTCGCCGTCGAAGGATGGGAGCCATA